AAAACACGGATCAGGAATAATCCAGGTAGCAAGCCATAATGAAGATCAAGAAATAGCTGCTTCAGAACCGACGACAAAACACGGAGCTGCTGAAGGTCTTAGTACACCAAGTGAACCAAAAGGAATAGATAACATTGCAGTAGGAAACAACAAAGCACTTCTAAATCAAATTGAACCAGGAGAGCGTGTTAATACTGAAGCGGGTGAAACACCTACTCCATTTACTCAAATAATCGGAGATACTAAATTACCAGTAGTTCAATTTACACCAACAAGGTATGAAACTGGAGCGGCTGATAATGGACAGTTAGGGCAGTTTGGAAAAGACCCAAAGCGTTTAGATTTTTCAAAAGAGTTTGGAAGTACTGCTAAGAAACCTTTTAATGCACAATCAGTAGGAGACACATTAGATGTAGGGGAGCTAGAAAAGGGTCTATCAATTACATTCCATCCAGAAGGAGGAGATAAAATAAAAGTCCCATGTTACTTAACAAGTTTCTCAGATGGCTTTTCAGCTAACTGGAATGACGTAACTTATGTAGGACGACAAGATACATTGAAGCAATTCACAGGAGTAACAAGAGGGTTATCGTTTGCAATATTAGTACCCTCGTTCAATGTAGGAGAATTGAAAGCAAACATGGCAATGCTAAACAAACTAGCCGATGCTACTGTAATAGGAAACATGAATGGTAATTATGTAAAAGGACCTTTGTGTAAAGTAAAAATAGGAAGCCTAATACATTCATATTGTGCATTTAGTAGTATGGGTTGGGATTTTGATCCAGCTGAAGCAACAATAGACATAGATAATGGTTTACCACACCTACTAAAGGTGTCCTTTGAAGCAGCAGTGTTATCAGATAAAAACGATAAGTTATTAGGCAGCAAATCAGGTCAATACTTTGGTGAAACATATTAACGATGGCATATAGTAGATACGCAAACATACCACAAAAGAAAGATTCATACAACACAAGAGTTGTACGTTCAACTGTATATCCTCCAATAGAACGACACGATGGTGACTTATATGTTATCACAGTTGTTGGAGATACATTATATGCATTAGCAGAAAAATATTATGGTAGTGTAAATTATTATTGGATTATAGGTGAAGCAAATGAAAAAGTAGATAAAAAAACACAAAACATCCCACCAGGACTTCAGTTAAGAATCCCTAATCAATTGAATAAAATATTACGAGACTACGAAGATATAAATAAACAAGCAGTATAAGTTATGGCAAATCCGTTTAGATCCAGACAAGTACCTGGCTCAGTCAAAAGTGAGTTTGGCGCTAGAAGTAATGAGACTAAGTTAATGAAGTGGACAGCTCAACGCTTTCCGTGGATATATGTATTGAGTTGCGCAGATGGCAAATGCTCGGAAAAATATAATGAACTAGGAAACGATCCTGAGATGAATGGCAAGGCTCTTAGCTTATTTGGAGGCAACCCATCACTTGCAGCAATCAACAAAGAAACACAACTACCTTTCCCAACTGTGACTAAACTGAGTGTTAAAGCGATGGGATCTTTAGGTACCACAAGAAAAGCAACTTTAAACGTCACATGCTATACAGATGGAGAATTGGAAGAATTAGCAAAATGCTTCTTCGTTCCAGGATTAAATGTCAGATGTCAGTGGGGATGGAGTGAAGATTGTCAGGGTAATCCAGCACCTCCAGTGAAAGATGATCCGTCAACAGAAGCTATATTGGCAGTGTGTGAAATAAATCAAATGAGAAAAGCCCATGCAAACTTTGATGGATTTCAAGGTATTGTGTCAAATTTTGGATATAGTCTTACTAAAGATAATGTGTGGGAGTGTGACGTAGAAATAATATCACCAGCAGACCCTTTTGACAATAGCAAGGTCAGTAACTCAAAGTGTGGATGTCCGCGTGAAATTGAAACCGATGCAGGCGAAAAGGTAAAAGCGTTTGGTCCAGTGTATGCAGCTTTTGCTGACATGTATGAAGACGGAGAAGATCATTGTGACAGAATTTTGAGAGCATGTCGTAATCCAAAAACTGGAGATAAGTTTCATGCTTGGCGTGTGTATGAGTTTGAGGGTGTAGAGAGAACAGAAGTTGGAGGTGAGAAAGATGGAAGTTGGTATGATGGTTTAGTGTGGGGTGGAGAAGAGACAACAGAAACATGGATAAGCTTTGGTGCATTCTGCGATATACTTAACGCAATGTCAATACCAAATAATATAAAAAAAGCTACTGAAGGAGGAAAGTTTCCTTTAGGACGAATAGATTGTGGTAGTATTTATTTGCCTAAGCCAGATTATTGTGCATCTGCAGATCCACGTGTATGCTACCTACAAGGAGGTAATGTCGATATTGAAGATGATTTAGATTTTGATCATGAAGGTGGCAGTGGTAATGATAAGTGCGTTGATGGTAATGGAGTCCTACTTAGTAGAATCATGTGTAATGTTATAATGCTTCTCAAGAACTATAAGCAAGTGTATGATGGTGATGGTAAACTGAAAACTTTAGTAGATAATGTGTTGAGTGAAATTAATAGAGCATGTGGATCACCTTGGCAGTTTGTAACTGTAGCATCTGTAGAAGCGTGTGATGATAAAGATGGACCGGTTATACAAGTACTAGACGAAAGACAAGCGATGGAAGCAACCGCACCTTTTGAAATTCCAAGCACAGTAGGTGACTCAACACTCAGAAACTTTGGACTAAAACTTAAAATGACCGGAGCAATGAAAACTAATGCACTATACTCTGGCAATAGCCAAAATGCAAGAGGCGGAAGTGAAGATGGTGGATGTTCTGATGTGTCTGGAGGTGCATTCTTTCTTGCAAATGGGGTTAAAGATAAAGCTAAACCAAAACCTAAAACACTATCAACTGAGTGTGCTGATTGCGACAACAGCTCCAATAAAGCAGAGGAACCAACAATATCTGATATCCTAGACGATATGTCAGATGAAGTTAATGATCAAACTGCAGGAGCTCTACAAACCTACATAGACGACAGAGTAAACGAGCCAGACAAAAAGAAGTGTGCTGGAACACCATTACCTTTTGATTTTAATTTTGAAGTTGATGGTATTGGTGGTTTTGAGTTTGGACAAGTGGTATCTTCTACAAGAATACCAGCAACAGTTCGAGAAAATTTTAGATGGCAAGTAACTAAAGTTGAACACGAAGTATCGGTAAATGATTGGGTTACTAAAGTATCCACAGTATGTAGAGCCAATCCTTTCGGTGATAAAGAAGGTCAAGGGCAAGCAGGATAATATATATAAGTATGGGATTAGGAAGTAAGAAAAATAGAAAAAAGAAGAGAGGGTTTAATAGACCCACTCCGGAGCAGTTATCCAAAAAGAGTCAGATACATAAGTATACGAAGGGTGGTGAGTTTACAACAAGAAACGGAGAGGATTATATAGGAGAATACCATCTTCGTAAGGATGGTAAGATATACACTGGTCCAATTAAAAAAGAGGGAAGTACGGATACAAGCATTCAACTCTTGCCTTTTTATGATGATAATAACAATTTTGTTTATGACAGATTGCATAAATTTGTAACACCAATAAAAGATCACACAGAACCCACTCCTTACACATACAAAGTTAGACCAGCAGAAGGAGTTTACGAACAAGGATTCGACACAAGATATTTTGTACAAAGACGAGGATTAGGAAACTTTGCTATTGAGATTAATGCTGATCAAAGAAACCGTTTTGGAAGTGAGTTTGGAATTGATCCTAACATATACGATGTAGTAGATGTGATGTGGCAACTTACAGGAACTATTGAATACATTGAAGCAACTAATAAAGATCGAATACGTCAAGCATCCTTTGTAGTCGCAGATGTTCAATCTCTTATAACCAACTACACTCAATTTGCAGTACCAACTAAACAAACTGAATTTGGGAATCCTGAAGCATTGATGACAAGGAGCATGCTAACGGCTGGAAATAAAGCAACACGCAAGATAACATTTGATCGAGAAACTGGTAGAATAATTCCACCAAAACCTTTGCCTTCTAGATAAAAAAGCGTATAGTTACATTATGGTTATAGATAGCGAACAGCAGTTATTAGAGTTGCAAGACAAGGTACTATTCATTGTACCAATCCCAGAAGACGATAGAATCCATTCTACACAGAATAAGATTATTGCATTAGCAATTAAAGAAGGACACTTAGGACCATCTTATATCGTAGGAGTCAATCATCCGGAAGCTATCTACAATATGTCGTTGGATATGTTAGGTGAGTTTACCAATTTACTATTTTGCACAGATGTCCATCTTTTAAGAAATCATAGGTTTGAATTAGGATCAGAACCAACATTTATGGATCTTGATATGATACATTATCTTAGAACTAGACAAAAGCTAGAAAAGGAATCAGGTGTGATGGTTACACGATACAATCGTAGCATGTCGGGATGTAAGAAAACAAACTCACTCATATCATTACTCAAACTACAAGAGCGAGTAGATAATATATGTAATCAGTTTACAGATATTAATGTGCCTAGTGGTTATGATTTTTATGCAAACAAGCTTCGAGGAGTTTTTAATTGGATAGAGTCAAGTGGATTACGTGTAAATAAAGAGAAGTATAGAGAGCGATTTGGAAAAACATTTAGTCGAGTTGGTGACAAATGCTACACGCAATATAACTACTACACAACAACGGGAAGACCGAGTAATCGCTTTGGAGGAGTAAACTATGCAGCATTACCTAAAGATGAGACACGTGAGTGTTTTGTTAGTAGATATGGTGATGATGGGTGTTTAGTAGAATTAGATTTCAATTCATATCATCCTAGAATTATAGCAACACTAATTGGTTACGACTTTGGTGAGGACAATGTTTACGAGCATTTAGCTAAACATTATCACAACACAGATACACCAACACAAGATCAAATATCTAAAGCTAAAGAAGACACATTCAGACAATTGTATGGAGGAATACGAAAGGATTATTTACATATACCATTCTTTGCAAAGACAGATGCCTTCGTAAAGGATTTGTGGAAGCGGAAAGAGTTAGATGCTTACATTGAGAGTCCAATATCTTACAGACGACTTGAATGGCAAAACTACAAAGATGTGACTCCTTACACCTTTTTTAACTACTATATTCAGATGATGGAGACTGAGTATAATGTAGAGATGTTAAGTACAATGAAGGAGCAGTTTGCAAAGTGGGCAATCCATGCAGAACCAATACTCTACACATACGATAGTGTGTTGTTTGATGTACACAAGAATCATAAAGACTTATTAACATTAGAAATTATACCAGCATCAATAGATTTGTATAAGTTTCCTATAAAAGTAAAACAAGGAAATAATTACGCAAATTTAGATTTTTGCACAACTTAGTCCTATTTATTATCATGGAAGAGCGTACAAGAAAAATACTAAAAGAAAAAGTTCGCAGACGTTTAGAGAGCTATTTTCAAAAGAATAACATCAAGTATTCAAAACAAGTACTAGCAGAAAAAACTCAAGGAGAGATTGATGCTGAGAAGAAGGAGATGGATCAAAGAATCAAAACCAAAGAAGAGCAAATCAAAGCTCTGCAGGATCAGATTAAAGTGTTGAAGACAGCACAAGGTAAAGCTGCATCTGAGAAACCAGACGAAACATCAGGATAATAGATAATGAGATCACAGTTACTTTGCACCTTTACGACAGTGTCGGAGCTTCCATCATGCATCACCCGCATACATAAAACATACCAAGTCGAGAATGTTTCTAATATGCGATGCTATCAATACGTAGAGGAGTCGTCTGTAGTGTGTATATATAATACATCTAACACACAGAGCAGAATGTCAGACACAATAACAATCAACAGAAAAAAGGACTCAGAAACTTTATACAGCATTAATGCACTGAATGCATTGATACGTGAACAAAACAATGGTGTGTTAGATAAAACATATCGTGTTGATTGGACCCAATTCACTAACCGCCTATTACTTACTAATCGAGATGGTTCATTTAGAAGTATAGAAATAAAATTATTACAATGAAATAAAAGTTGCAAATACGGTAGAAAAGCAGTATAGTTAGTCAAGTAGATTAAGTCAGAGGTACAATAAGAGCATAATTAAAGTACAAAGAAATAGAAAGAAATAGCTCAATCAGATATCCAATACTTAATTAGACAGTAAATATAAATTAATAACCTAAAAAACAAAACAAAAATGGCACTAGATTTAGATGCAATTAAAGCGAAGCTACAAGAGCTTCAAACAACAAGCGGTGGAAACAGAAACTCAGATGTATTCTGGAAACCACCAGTCGGAAAATCACAAGTAAGAATAGTACCTTATTCGTTCGACAAATCAAACCCTTTTCAAGAACTTTATTTTCACTACGATATAGGAAAGAAAACAATGATCTCTCCAAGTTCATTTGGAAGACCTGATCCCGTACTTGAGTTTGCAGAGAAGCTTAAAAGCACTGGAGACAAAGAAGATTGGAAGATGGGAAGAAAGATGGAACCAAAATTCAGATGTTATGTTCCTGTAATCGTTAGAGGACAAGAATCTGAAGGAGTTAAGTTTTATGCTTTCGGTAAGAAGATATACTCTGAATTATTAGGAGTAATCACAGATCCAGATTATGGTGATATCACTGACTTAACAAACGGTCGCGATGTAACAATCGAACACATTGCTCCAGATAAGGAGGGTGGTTATCCATCATACAATGTTAGAGTTAAGCCTAATACCACAGCAGCAACAGAAGACAAGAATGTTGCAGATATGATTGTTAACAAACAACCAGAATTGACAAAGATGTTTACTGAATTATCGTATGACGATATGAAAGCTGCATTAGAAGATTGGTTGAAGCCTGGTGAAGGTGGTGAAGCTACTACCACAAAGGCACCAATCACTGGAGCTAAAACAGCTAACACAACAGAGGATATCTCTACAGCATTCGGAGATTTATTTAATTCATAACAGTTATGGCAAAAGCAAAAGTTACACCCGATGAAATAGCGGGAAGGGACGAGCTAGCTCAAGAGTTAGCATCAAGTCTAAATAAGAAGTTTAAAGACTTCAAAGCTGTTCACTTCTTAGGAGAAGAGAAAACACAAACCGATCTTTCGGATTGGGTGTCAACCGGATCAACAGATCTAGACCTTGCCATATCAAATCGACCTAACGGAGGATTACCAGTAGGAAGAATCGCAGAATTTACCGGGCTTGAAGCGTCCGGTAAATCTCTGATCGCAGCTCACCTATTAGCTAATACTCAGAAGAAAGGTGGTATAGCAGTTTACATTGATACTGAAAATGCACTAAGTGAAGAGTTTCTTACTGCAATTGGCGTTGATGTAAAGAATATGCTTTACCTACCAATGGATACAATTGAAGACATATTTGAAGCAATAGAGAATCTTATACTTGATATTCGTAAGAATAATAAAGACAGACTCGTTACAATTGTTGTAGATTCAGTAGCAGCAGCTACTACGAAGATAGAGCAAGATGCTGATTACGATAAAGATGGATGGGCTACCTCTAAAGCTATTATTATGTCAAAAGCGTTGAGAAAGATAACTAATCTTATTGGAAAAGAAAAAGTAATCTTAGCGTTTACAAATCAGTTGAGAGAAAAGTTAGGTGCTATGTTTGGAGACAAATACACTACAAGTGGAGGAAAGGCTTTGCCATTCCATGCAAGCTGTAGAGTTAGACTTCAAGCAGTTGGTAAGATTAAGGATAGTGATGGAGATATAATTGGCGTAAACACACAAGCCACAGTCGTAAAGAATAGATATGGACCTCCTTTTAAGAAAGCGAAGTTCAGTATATACTTTGACTCTGGAATAGATGATGACGCTAGTTGGTTAGACACACTCAAGAAGTATAAAGTTATAACAGTGGGAGGATCTTGGTACACCCTCATAATGGAGGATACTGGAGAGGTTGTTAAATTCCAAAGTAAAGAGTGGAGAGACATACTCAAGAGACCAGAAGTTAGAGCGTATTGCAAAAATGCTATTGAACAGAATAGTATATCGCATTACAAAATGCAGACGGAGATTGATCCGGATGATCTAACAATTGACACAGCCAATATGGAAGGAATCGATACACCACTAAATCAAGATGAGGAATGAAGAATAAGTATGCTAAACTACTCAATCAATTAAAGTTGCGTGAGACAGAAGAATCTAAACACAGAGACGACCGAGTATTAATCGTAGATGGACTAAACACTTTCATACGAGCTTACTCAGCAACACCCACCCTAAACGCTAATGGTGAGCATTGTGGTGGGGTTTCAGGATTCTTATCTAGTATGGGTCATGCTATCAAGACGATGAGCCCAACTCGGGTCATTGTCGTATTTGATGGTAAAAATGGATCAGCTGCCAGAAGAAAGCTGTATCCAGAATACAAGGCAACACGTAAAGTCAGCATTAGGCTCAACAGAGCTCAATCTGTAGACAAGGAAGATAATCAACTAGAACAATTAATTAGATTGATTGACTATCTTGAGACTTTACCGATCACCGTAATAACTTTAGATGGAGCAGAAGCTGATGATGTAATTGCTTACATCGCAAATAACATACTTACACCGAAAGACTCCCACTCATTTATTATGTCATCCGATAAGGATTTCTTACAACTGGTATCCAATAACGTACACGTATGGAGTCCAACGAAAAAGAAATTGTATTATGAAGATGATGTGTATAGTGAGTATGGAGTCATTCCTCAAAACTTCGCAGTGTATCGAGCTTTGGAAGGGGACTCCTCGGATAATATTCCAGGAGCTCCCGGCCTAAAGTTGAGAACAATT